CCAGCAGTGGCAGAACAGCCGTCATAGGCAATGTGTAATCTGTTTTGCTCAGACCAAATTACTTGATCAGATGTCATTGGCATTTCAGCGCCAACCATTCGTAAGAATCCAGATAACGTTCTGTTTCCATAACGCTCTACTTCTTGTTCATAAATTTCAGGTAAATACTGCTGAGCAAATGTGTCAGTGTTTCCAGCACCACCGTCGTTAAATTTTAAGTAGTTACTATTTAAAATCTCTTGTGTTTGAGATGGAATAATACTACCAAATTGAGGAGTTAAACTCATAATTTTAATTTTTATTAGTTAAATTTTCTAGTTTTTATTTTTAATTTTGTAGAGTCAGCACCAGAAATAGCTTTAACTTTAAATCCGTTTAAGAAAACCTCACCTTGTTGTGATCTAGCTTTAGTATCACTTAAGTTTTTTGATTTGTTTACAACGTCTTTAACAGCATCGGCTTTTCCTTGCTCATAAAAATGAGCTGCTATTTTATCTACGTTTTCAGCAGCATACATAGCTTTATGATAACCATTAACATCTGAAACGTTGCCTTTATCGTCTAAGAACTTCTTGACGAGGTTTGTTATGTTAGATTGGTTTTCTGCAACTTTATCTTTGTTTTGAATATTATACTTATATTTCTTTTCACCTACAGTGATATCAAAACCTTTGAAATCATCGCTAAAAAGTTTTTTAGTATTATTCTTAAACAACTCATGTTGTTGCTTAGCTTGTTCTTGCTCCTTGTTATATCTATTGAAAAAGTCCATAGCTTTTTGTTGCTCTTGAGTTACGCCGGGTCTCAACTTGATTTCGTCGTAATATTTTTTCTTTGTTTGCTCTAAAAAGTTTTTGGCTTTTGCAACTTCTTCTTTAAACGCAAGTTTCTTTTTGCGTATATCTCTTTCCTCATCTACTTCTTCATCAAATACAAAATCTTCTAATAAAAGATCTACGTCTGAATTATCTAAATAAGGTTTATTTTTTTTGTAATATTCTTTTAATAGTGTAACATCGTCAATGCTAGAATAGTCAGCATTTAAACGAGTATAATCTTCTATTGTACCACCAGTTTCTTCCATAAAGTTAACTAGCTTTTCAATATTTTCAGGCAATTTTTTACCTAATATTTTTTCATCTCTTACAGCTTCTTTAACTTCTGCTTCAGCTTGTTTAACTTCAGCTTCTGTTACTTCTTGGATCGGAGAAAACCCTTCAGTAGTCTCGTTGGACTCTTGTACAGGTTCTCCCACCTTTGCGCTATCTCCGGATGGTTCTTCCACAGATACCTCCTTTGTTTCTCCGATTTGAATGGCATCTTCTTTTTTGTTTTTAATTTAAAGTCACCTTCCTGCTTAACAGGTTCATTTGTTTTTATTTCTTCTGACATAATATAATATAATTAAATAATTAAATAAAGCTTATAAAAATTGCTCTATTCCTGTTGATTGTTGATTTTCAAAATCTATTGGTAAACCGTCGTTTTTTCTTTGGCTTATCATTTCACTTTGCTGCGTTGCTTGCAATTTTGTTCTTTTATCTTTACGATCTTCTATTGCATTTTCTTTTTGCTGCATAGCTTGAACTTCAAGCTGCTTTAACTGCATATCAAACTGATGTTTTATCTGCAATTTTTGTTGATCAAGCTTTGCTTGTATTTCCATTTTTTGTATTTCCATTTGAGTTCTAGCTTGTTCATATTGAACTTTAGAACCTGAAATAGCTTCTTGTTTTTGAACTTCAGCCATAGCTGTTTTTTCAGCAGTAGAAGCTTGAGCGTCAGCTTGAGCCTGTATATTAGATTGTTGTATTTTAATATCTTGCTGTTGTTTACGCTTACGTTTTATTTTAAGCATTTGATTAGCAAGTTTAATATTTTTTATTTGACGTAAATCTATAGCGTCATCTAAATCAATATTACCTGCCTGTAAAGCAACTTGAATATTAGCCTCTAATTTAGCTTGTTCTTCTTCATCTGGTTCTAGTTCTAAGAATATACCAAAATCATGTAAGTTTAAATCAATTAAATTCTCTAAAGTTTTAACATTAAATGTAGATATAGAGTTTTGTAAAGAATTAGCTGTTAAAGGAAAGCTTAAAGCGTCTGCTATTTTTAATGAAATATTCTCTGCTATTCTTAATGTTATATATAATCCAGATTGATTTATATGTCTTGTAGCTGTATTTGAAGCATTAGCTGCTAGTTTTTGTAATCCAACCAATGTATTTCTATCAGGCAAGCTACCATCTCTAGCTTCATTAAGTCCGGTTACGTCGCGTATCATTTGTAAATAATATTGATACGTAGTAATTAAACTTTGTATTTTAGCGCCTCCACTACTACTTTGTAGTTCTTGAATTGGCACTTTACCTCTATTTAAATCACCATCTTGTGTCAATGATCTACCAACAATAGAACCTGTTTGAAAATACATGTTTAATGCTTCAGCTGGATTATAATTAGTGCCATTACCAAGATCAACTTCAGCAAGTCCGTCCATATCTAAATACACACCATCTGGTACCATGCGAGATAACACTTGTTGTAGTTTTAAATGTGTTAATTGTATCATGTCTGCAAAGCCTACACACTTGCTTACTAAAGACTCTATTCTACCTTTATACATACGCGGCGCGCATATAGAATAATTCATTTCAACTTTTGTAGTATCAGCATATGGCCTTGACATGTTTTCAGCAAGCTCCCACTTTAACATAGTGTCAGTTCCTAAAACTTTAGCACCGCTATATAATACTTCAATAGATCTAGATACTCTTTCAAACATATCGCTTTCTGGCGGATTAAAAGTGTCTGGCTTTTCAATAGCCTTCATTAATCCTTGATCTGTTTGTTTTATTTTAAACACCTGATCGTTATATGTTTTATAATCAAAATATAAAACTTGTACAGTATTTTCATCATAACCTCCCCAACCAGTAATATACTGCCTGTTGCCAGGCATTTTTTGTATACGCTCTAACTCTTTATTAGAAATATTAGGAAATTCTTTTTTAAGTTCAGGTATTGTTATTGATTTTATTTCGCCAACATAATATATGTCTTCAAAATTAGGATCTTCAGTATATGAGTAAACCATGTAAGCGGGATCTACGTAATCAACTGTTATACCATTTGCGGTGTTAAAATTAGTTTTACAAGCTGCAATACCAATTGTAACTAAATCCATATTTATTCTACGTCTAGTTAAATTGTATTTGTTTTTAGCCATAATTGTAGATATAGCTTCTTCTTCAGCTATTTCAATTGACTGCTTGTATTTTAATTGCATGTGAAGCTCTAGCTCTTCTTCTGATTCTGGTATTAAATATGTATTAGAAGTTTGATATAAATCAATACCTAAAACCTGCTTTATATTTTCTATATATTCTTTAGAAATCATATCTTCATATATTTTAGAAGCATATGAAGTTCTTTTCTTTATTGAATTAGGATCTTGTGCGTAAGCTTTAATTTCATAAGCCTTTTGTGATATACCATTTACAACTATGTCTACAAACTTAGATAAAATAGGCACTGGTTTCCAGTCTAAATTTAAATAAGATAAATCACCGTTAATTGACAATTCATCTTTATATTTTTGTATAGACTGCTCTCCTCTGGCATATAAACGCAACTCGTGGAAATTGTTCCAGTTTGTTAAATACCTATTACCGTTAGTTCTACCAGATCTAAACCACTCGTACTCAATAGCCATTGCTACTTGACTACCGTATTCTAAACTACTTTTCTCAGCATTACTTACTACTTGACTTGGAAAAGCGCTATTTGAGTTAGTGTATATATTCATTAACTTATTATTTTTGATGTAGTTCCTCTATTGTCGTATCTTTTTATACCAAGATCAACAGGCTCTAGTTTAATTTTGTTTACAGGCGAATATCTATGTTTATTACAAGCCATTAAAGCTAGTCCAGAACTAATAGAAGCATCGTGCTTTGTTCTATTATTAATATTAAATTTAGCCCAATCTTCTAGTGTTTTTTGAAAATACATATCTCCGTATCCAGTTTCTTTTAAACCTACAAATGTTTCTATATATGTTTCTATAGCTGAAGCATGCGCTTGTTTAATATCTTCACTAGAGTTTGGTATTCCACCTAATTCTCTTTCAGTTATAGATAATTTATTATATTTTCTATCTGGCCTATTCATAGAAAAACCTCTATAACCACGTTTTTTTAAATAATATAAAAGCCTAGGTTTGTTGTTTTCAATTAATATTGGCATACCATAAAAAACGCAAGCCATTAAAACATCTTCAAAAAATATTTCAGCTGTTTGTGGTCTAGCTATATATTCTAGAAAAAAATGATTAGGAGGCACATCTTCCATACAAAACTTTGTTAAGCCGTGTAAAGATCCTTTTGAACCTCTTTTATCTACAGTTCCTGATATATCATATGGATCACATCCAAAAGCACCCATAAAATCATTACCTGGATAATATGTGTTATTTTTTTTATATCTTTTATTTTGTATATGAGACGGCGGCACCCAACTTATTTTAAATCTACCGTTTTTATTTGGAACAAATATAACGTTTGTGTCTTTTTCTGCGTTTTGCCACTGAAAACTACCTTGAGTAATATTTATAGAATTACGCATGTCTTCGTTAAAATCTATTTGTTCGTAAATTTTAGTTAAATTAAACAAAGATTCTTTTGATTCGTCTCTAAACGCGTGCTTCTCTGTTCTAGGAAATTGTCTATAAAACTCATTTAAAGCGTCTTGATCTTGCTTCAATCCAGCAACTTCGTTATCCCAATATTCTATTACACCTAAATCTATAATTTCACCTTGTGGTCCTTTAACAGGTTCGTCTGGTGTTTGGAAGACAGGTATGCCATAAGAATCAATATATCCTTCGTAATTCCATTCCATAGGTATGAACAAGCTATATAATCCAGAGCGAGTTTGTCCATTCGCGTTTCGTTGTGTAACATCTGAGTCATTATATAGTTTTTTAAAGTTGTCGCCGCCTTTGTCTAATGAGTTACTAGTTGAACCCATCATGCATTTACCTATAATTCTACTACCTAATCGTAAGCAGGTTTTCGTAACCCTCCAGTTGTTGAGGATGTTCGTCGGACGCTCCCACTTGCCGCTTTCATCGTGGACGAGGAGTTTGAGCTTTTCACCGTCATACGAGTTGTCGCCCGTGTTTTTCCAGTCGATCGTGGTGTCGAGCCCATCGATCTCTTGTAATTGTGCGTTTGTTTCAAGTTTCTTACGCGTGTATTTTGTTGCGGGTACTCTATACGCAAGCTCTGTCTTTGGCCTGTCCATTCCGTCTTGAATTGGTTTGAAAAAGAAGGGGTAGTTAACTGATATCGGTACCACCTTGTCTGTAAACATCTTCTTTGCATCAGGACCAGATTTTGATAATATTCCAAACCTAGAATCGCTTGATATGGTTGCCATATTAACACACTCCCCGGACGCCATAAAGGAAAACCCAGAACGTCTGTTCTTAAGATAGCACATCCCATATGATCTATGGTCGGCCTTGCAAGCTTCCCAGAATATGTAGAATAATCTGTTTGATTCCCTAAAATCTGGTTGCCCAACATCAATCTTGGACCACTGCAAGTACATATAGTGAGTACCAGTAATGTAAGTAGCCACATCCTTATTATAGAACCAAAAGCCTTCTTCCCTGCGGACGAACTCATTATCGATGTAATCATACCATTTTTCTTTGAAGTCTAACGGGTATTGTTCCCAGTCAAAAACAGACTTTATTTTTTTTAATACTTTTGGATATTCAGTGTGTTCCCAAGTATTTGTTTCAAACTTGTGTATTTTGTTTTCTACAGGTAAGGCTATTTTTAGGTTTTGTATTTCATATATTTCGCCTATTTTGCCTGTCTTACTTATAACAATAATATCGTGTTCTTTATTATACCCATATTCCCATTTACTATACCTATTCATTCGTTTAAGAATTTTAGGTTTAATATGGTCTTTTAAAACTTTATATAAACTTTGCTCGTACATTACTTAGATCTACCTTCTGCAAAACCTTTAAAAGCTCTTTCTTCTTTAACTTCTTTTGGTTTTTCGTTTAATAAGTTTTCTTCTTCTTCGATGCGGCTAAGTATTTCAAAAGCATCAAATATAGCAAGCTTTTTTGTAGCCGCAGCATTTTTAAGTCTATCAGCTGATATATCATCGTCTGAATCAACAATAGCTTCTTTAGCTACTTTGATTAATTCCTCTACTGCTTTCTGCCCAGCTTGGATTATATTCTTCTTCGTCTCCTTGGTATTCATACTTAATTACAATATCATTTGATTTCATACAATAAAGTCGTTTATTATCGACTAAAAACTCCCATTCGCTGTTAGGAGTAAATCCTACAAGATCACCTGGGTTGATATTAAGCTGTTCTAATGAACTATTACCATATTTTAATATACCAATAAGGCTTGCTTCTTTATCAAGCGTTAGATCTTGTTTGCTTTTTATAGGTGTTACAAAGCATCTATTATTTATAGTCTTCCAATTGTTTTTGTTTTTATATAAATAAATTTGGTCAATTGCGCAGAAATAATAATCTTCTTTAAAATAAGATCTGCTTTTTTTCTTTTCACCCCTCATATCATAAAACGTTCTAAATACGTTTTGATGTATGATTATTAAAGCACCTTTCTTAATAGGCGTAGAAAAAGCTGCTGGTGTTTCAATAACTTTAGCAACTCTATTAACAAACTTCCAGTTTTCTATTTTAGTATTTACAACTAATTTTTTATCACCTACATTAACAGTATTACTGTATTTATCGCCAACTGGTTCAACGATAAAATCATAAAGACTTTTCATTAATATTCTAAATCATACTCAACAGAAATAGCCATGTTAGAATTAAATTTTTTCCATGGCAATACTTCGTTGTTTTTCTTTATATGTATATTATAAGAATTATCTAAGTCATTAAAAAGTATATGAGAAATTTCATGACCACCGTATACTAATTGACCAATAGAGTAATGCATAGCGTCATTTTTATAATCAGATCCAATACTGATTTTTCTAATGTTATTCTGCATTTTCTTGTTCTATTTGAGTGTACTCGCCTGTAACAAGATCAATGTTTATGCTTCCATATTTTTCTTCAAGCTTTTCTTTAGTTTTAGAAAGCTTTTCATTAATTTCAGCAACTCTATGTAACAAAGAGTGTTTTTGAGTTTCTAATACACCTACGTTATTAATAACGTTGTCTAATTCTTGTTTAGTAGATTTTACTTCTTCTAATTCTTTTTTTGTAATTTTTTTAGCTTTTGCCATAATTTAATTTAATTTAATTTAATTTATAATTGTATAGTTTATCTATACTTTATTTTCCTGCTACCAAGTCTGTTGCCGTTGTAGCGTTAGACAAAACATAATCTACAACTACTGGAAACCACTCTCCTTCAGGTACGTTTTTAAATGTAATTGCCTGAGCAGCGCCTGGTAATCCTGATCCACTTGAGCCTGTTGCTCCAGCTGGTATAACTTGAAGATCTGCACTAGAACTTGTACCTACATATATTATTGATCCATTTAAAGAATCAGCAGCTGTTAAAGCGTTTAGTGCTACAGGTGTTACAGTTTTAATATCGTTTGTTATAAAATCAGGTTGATTTGCGTATTGTCCCATTTTTTTATTTATTACTTATTGATTTAAATTTTTCTGCACCGCGCGAACCAAAATAAGCTACATACACGGTTGTTGTTAATGTCTTTAATAGATTTATCCATTCTTGTTCTACTGTAAAATCTATATAACCATGACTATCCACCCAGATAAAAGCTATAGTCATTATAGTTAAAAATATCAAACTCATAGGCCTAGTATTTTTACTAAGCCAAGAATCTGATGTCATGTCGCTAGCCCAGCGATTTGATATTTCCTGGGCTTCAGCTATATCTTGTTCTAATAGTTTTAAAGCCATTTCTTTGTCAGGTGGAGGTAAAGTGTCATCTCTATCGATTAAGTTCTTTACAACACCCAACAAACCTTTGTCTGGTAAAACTTCTGCTAGTGAATCTAATACTCCAGATTTTCCTAGCAGAAATTGACCGACTTTGGTATTTTTAAATTTTTTTTTAGGCATTTAATTTCTATATAATCTTATTAATCCGTCAAAGTCTCCAAAAAATTGACAGTATAATTCGTCTTTTAAAAAATAATATTTTATAATTACTTCGTATCCATTTCTTGGATTATATAGTTTTGTAGTAAATTCATTGTCACTTTGACTTAATATTTCTTCTTTCATAAAGTGATCGTCTTCAAAACTATAATCAAATACTTTTAGTATAGCGTATTCGCTAGCAATTATTGTTGTTTTGTAACTAGAAGTTTTACTTTTCCAAGTACCTTCAAATTGTTTTTGAGCTGTAGCAGTTAATGCTGCTGAAATAAATAATAGTGTTGTTAAAAAATTTTTCATAATATTAGATTTAATTTAATTGTATACTAATATTATTACATGGTTTTAACAGTTTTTATGAACCGGATCTTTCATCAAACATAGGGTTTATTTCAAATTGACCTATTCTATTTTCTGCTTCTTTAGCTTTTGATCTAAAATAATCTTTATAATACTCTGCAGCGTCTTGGGCGTCTACTGCTTTTTTTCTAGCTTCATTGTAATTATCAATCATTTTTGCTGAAACATATCTAGGATCATCAGTTATGTATTCACCTGTTCTTGGATCTATAGGTGGTCGTTGACCAAGTAATCCAACATTTTGAAATTGTTTTTGAGCATCATATATTGCATTACTCATAGCTTGCTCAGTATCTGCACTTGTGTTACCTTGTGAACTTAACATCATTGCATTTTGCAAGTTATCTTGTATTTCAGAAACTTTTTTAGCAGACTCTTCTAAGCTTTTTAAGTATTCTGGATTACCAGAAACACCTCTTCTAGCTCTAGCCTGTTGTTTTCTATCTATATCTTCTTTTATGCTGCTTCTATTAGGTCTAGGCGCATAATCTTTGTTAATGTTTTCAACTCTAGGATTTATTAAATATCTAGAACTTAGATAAGGGTATTTTCTTTCGTCTCCTGTTTTACTGAACGATCGTTCGATAAAGTTTTGATTATCGCCTTCTATCAAAGATTTTTTAAAAGCATCAATACCTCTTGGTCTAAACTCGTTTTTTAAATCTTCTTCAGTAAGTTTGTTTTGAATTCTTTTAAATGCGTATTTATCAAAATGATCTTTTTTATGTGGCATAATTATGCGTTTTTATAAGCTTCATCTTCCCATGGTAACTTGGCGTTGCCTTCGTCCATTTTAGCTCGTGAATATTTTTTGCCTTTCCAGTATACATAATCATTGTCATAATCTAAGTCACCACGTTTCATTTGATCTATATGAACCATTTCGTGATTTACAACATCTTTTATTTTAGAAGGACAAACATTTTTATTTATAATAATTGTTCCATTATTATTAGCTTTACCCATAACATCATCTTCCATATCTACATGATATATTGGAGTATTATCAATTTTATATGGAGGATTATTTAATTTAAAAGCCATATTAGTTTTTATACGGAAACATTTTATTTAATGCTCCTTTTCTGGCTTCACAACCGCAAGGGATGTTTAGTCCCTTGCTCATTGTGTCAACCATTTTCTTAATGCCTGTAGCTTTAGTAAATTTTTCTATAGAATCTCCTAAACCTGTGGACTTCATAATTATGCGATAGCCATTGCTGTTACTTTCACAGTTGAAGATGGTATAACGATAGCCATAACTCCTCCTGGATTAGCTGTTAAAGCAGACTGTAAATCCTTGGTCCAGTCTGAAGCAGCTGCGGCAACAGTTAATAATATACTTTTACCAATACTATTGTAAAGAGTAACTGAATTATTATTAGCTGTAGTTCCATTTGCAATACCCATGTGAACAGACACAATGTCTCCTAGTAAAATATCAGCTACACCAGCATTGTTTGCAATGTTGATATTTTCTTTTCTAATTTTAATGTACTTTGCCATTTTGTTTAATGTTTAATGTTAATGTTAATGTTAATGTTTGGCTAGGTTTATACAGTCCTAATCTGTTTATTTTACATGCAGTGCTTTCCTGCTGGTGAACCCTTTTTTGGAACGTTGGGTCCTGTAGGAAGTTTTTTCTTTTGTTTACCGCGTCTAGGAGAATCAAATTCTGTAACTATAGTACCATCTTCAGCATGCCAATGAGTTCCTTTTGAAGGATCTCCATCGTGCTTAGCTGGTGATCCTTCATGCCCCATTTCAGCTGGACTGTGCCCCATTTCCATAGGTCCTTTCATCATCATTGCAGATTTTGAATGTTTTGACATCCAAGAAGTAGCTCTGTTATCTATAGGCATATCTTGCATTAAATTTTTTCTTTCTTGTTTTACTGACTCTCCCTTTCTCATACCATAATGATGGTTTTGCATTGGGCTATGTCCCATTTCAGCTGGTGAGTGACCCATTTGAGGTCCTCCTTTTTTTTCTCCGTAAGGCATAATATTTGTTTTTATTTGTGATCTATGTTGTTTTTTCTAGTAAATTCATCATGTAAACGCATTGCAGATCCGTGATGTTTTTTGTCGTATTTCATATCGCCTGCTAGTTTAGAAATATGTTTTTCATCAGCAGTCATTTTCTCGTCGCTATGACCGTGGTGATCGTCATATATAATATCACGCTTTAAATAATCGATATGAGCAGCATCGTCTTTTTCAGACGCTTTATAATTTTCTTTTGTTACGTGTGTATGCGCATGATCCATAGACCATTTAGCGTTTCCTGTGTATTTTCCGTAATGTCCTTTATGTAGTTTCATATTTAATTATTTTATTGGATATATTTTCGCTTGTGTAACAAATTGAGTTTTTTCAGCCATACTAAGATCTTCCCAATTTTTATCAGCAGTTGTTTTATTTTCGTTATAAATTTTTTGTCCTTCATTAAGCCTTAATCTAAAATCTACTTCTGAAGGATTTTTTACATTATACATTTCTTCATACTGCTTAAGTTTTTTAGTCATATCAGAATCGGCTTTTTCTTGAGCTTTTTTCTTTCTAATTTCTAATTCACCTGTTTTTTTGTCAAACTTAGTTCTTTTTGGATTTAAATCTGAAATAACTTCACCTGTTTTTTCGTTTATAATTCTACCATCAGCACCTTTTTTATCAGCTCTTTTATTTCTTCTTTCTATTCTTCTTTCAAGACGATCAGCTTGAATCTGTGGATCAGCTGCGCCCTCTATAGCTTTAGCAGTTCCTTCAGATATATCATCAAACATACGCTGCAGTGATTCTCTTGTAGAAACATAGCCTGTAGCTACTTCTACGTTTAACGGAGATTTTTTAAAAAAAGAAGAAGAAAATTTTGAACTCATTACTTATAAACTTTAGCTCTTGAAGTAATTGGCACGCCTGGTGCACATTTACATGGAAATTTAGAAACTTGCATACCTGTTATACCTGAACTAGATCCTACACCCATTGGAAAACCTTCTTTACTTAAAGGCCCGTCCCATATAGCGTTTTCACCTATTTGCCCTGACAACTTAGGGTTTTTGCGTATTTTATCAATATCGTGATTCATGTTTTTGTTTTTATTTTTATTAAATAATTTTAATAACCTAAAGCTTTTCTCATTGCATCGTTTGTTTTTGATGCAACAGCTTCTTGAGCGGTATTCATCATGCCAGCAGGTAACACTCTATCAAAAGTGCCTGTAACTGGTTGTCCTACCATGTTTGGTATTTGATTTTGAAAACTACCTAAAGCTGTTGGATTTATAGGTGATGGTGTGAGTTGGTTTTGTTGAAGCGTACCAGTCATTGGATCTACGCCGGGCATACCAGTGCTTATCATTTTAACTGGAGTTTCTGGCGCGGCTTCAATAGCGTCTCTTAAATGCTTAGGTAAGTTTTTTTGATTACCTACAAGTGCTTTGTCTAACGGTGTTTCCATGTTATCTATCTTTATCGTTATTTACGTTATAAATGGCTTTTGTCATAACTTTATCAGTATACGTATCGCCATTAATTATTTTATTACGTCTACCAGTATTTATATCTTCTTCACCTAGCATTATTCTGTATATTCTACTTATTAATTGCTTACCTTTGAAAGATACTTTATATATATGGTATTTCTGAGTGGACCTGTTTCTATGTCTCCATACAACTATCCAACCTTCTTTTAGCAGCCTGTTCCATCTGCGGTTATCCCAGCTGTATGAGTATACACCCATTTCAAAATCTTTTTTAGTAAAAAAATCTATACAGTCAAGATATATTAAAAGTTCTAGATCTGCATCATTTAAATTGTTGTTTTTACAAGCCCACTTTCTTATGATGCGATAGTGCTTCATTAGGTTTAGTTCTCTAATGTCACTAGCATCTAATCTCATACTACAACAACGACGTCTGCAGATTTAATTACGTGATATGAATTATCACCAACTTCAATTTTATGACCAGCGTGACGATCAAAGTATATAATATCATTGTTTTTAATACCAACTACTTCTGTTCCAACAGACACTACGTCTGCTTTTACATATCTTATATCTTCACGTTGTTTTTCTGCAAGAAGCAAACCACCTTTTGTTTTTGTAGTTCCTTCTTTTGTTTTATTTATTATTAAGTTTCTACCTATTGCCTTCATCTATTCTTAAATTATTGATTACACAATCAGTAGATAATATTGTTGTTGCTACAGAAGCTGCGTTTTGAAGAGCGCTCTTGGTGACAAGTAATGGATCTATAATACCTGACTTAATCATATTTACCATTTTTCCTGTAACCACATTGTAGCCTTGTCCTTTTCTGTTCGGTGTTTCTACGTTGTTTACACCTGCATTTTCAATTATTGTTTTATAAGGCGCCTTGATAGCTTCTAGTAAAACTGTTTCACCAATAGACTTAGCATTAATATTTGTAGCAGCATTCAATAGAGCAATACCACCACCAGGAACAATCCCTTCTTTAATAGCAGCTTTAGTAGCACAGATAGCGTCTTCAACTCTATCTGTCTTTTCTTTTAATTCTATTTCTGAATTAGCACCTACTTTTACAATAGCTATTTTAGCTGATAGCATTGCTAATCTTTTTTCAAGCTTAATAAGCTTGTTAGGATTTTTTTCTTTTAAAAGTTTTTCTTTTATATCTTGTATAACTTGATTAACTTCTTCTGTGCTTTCATTTATTTGCAATATTGTGTCTTCATGCGATGTTACGCTTTTTAAACATGTACCCAAATGATCTGGTTGTATCATGTTCATGTCGTCACCTAAATCTTCATTTATAATAGTAGCGCCAGTAAGTATAGATAAATCTTGTAACATTTGCTGTTTGTTTATACCATACGTAGGCGCGTCAATTACATTAACTTTAATATTGCCTTTTGTTTTATTCATAGCTAGAGCTGATAAAACACCTTGTTCTAAATCGCCTATAATAAGCAAAGGTTTATTGTTTTTTATTACGTGCTCTAGCACAGACTGTATTTGTCTGATAGTATCTACTGGTGATTCTAATAATAATATAAGTGGCTTTTCAAGTTCTGCAGTTTTACTAACTTTGTTAGTAATAAAATGAGAATTTTTTAGCCCTTTTTCATATTGAACACCATCAACAACTTCTACATGTGTTTTACCATCTGATGAGGTTTCCATCATAACAACGCCTGTGTTGTCAACTGCTCTGAAAGCATCTGCTATTATTTTACCAAGTGCAGGTTCATTGTTAGTAGATATTGTAGCTATTTGATCTATCATTTGGCCTTTTACATCGACTGATAATGATTTTAAATACTTAACTACTTTTTTAACTGATTCGTTAATACCGTTTTTTAACTCTCTTGAGTTTGTTTTATCTACTACTTTATAAGCTTCTTTTAGTATTGCATGAGCAAGTACTGTTGCTGTTGTAGTTCCATCGCCTGCTTCTTGTACAGTTTTACGTGCTGCTTCTTTTAAAAGCGTTGCACCCATGTTTTCTACTGGATCTCGCAAAATTATTGAATCTGCTACTGTAACACCATCTTTAGTTATTATTGGTCTTCCAGCGTGATCTTCTAGCATAACGCATTTGCCGCTAGCTCCGAGTGTAGAGCTAACAGCTTGCGTTAGTTTTTCAATTCCTTTAAATACATTATCTCTGGCTTGATCACCAAAGTTAAGATTTTTGACTATTAAGTCTGACATATTAAATTAGATTAAATTATATTATAAAAATGTTATTCAAAAGTTTTTACTACTTTAGGTCCTTTTAAGTATTCTAGCTTTTTATTGTAATGCTCTACAGAGCTATCAATTGCTTGTTCAGCGCCTTCAATAGTTTCACGTCTTGTAACGTCAGCCCACTCATCTTCTAGAGTGTGGTGTTCGGTTTGATAAAAGCCGTTTGGTAATTGCACTATACGCCAGTTTTTCTTCTGAGCTACGTGCTCCCATAATTTTCTGGTTTCATCGGACACTTGTGGTTGACTAGACCAAGTATTAGTCGAATAATAAATTGTCATTGGTTTTGGTTTTATGTTATTATTTGGTTTGCACTTCACCGTGCCGGTTATATCTATATACTCACTTGATTTTAGTAAATTTTACTTTATTGCCAAGTGAAATATAAATCTTCTGTTACTGGTGTAATTTGAGATTCTATATTTTTTGATATTGATTCTTGTAATTTTTCTACATCTAATGAATTTTCCAACCAACTTATAACAAGATTTTCAAATTCTTCTGTGTCTTCATACGGTACAAAATCATCACCTTTAGTGTATGTGTAGCTTTGTGTTCCTATTAATTGACTCGAATATACATCTCCACCAGACTCTTTAGATCCTTTGTATATATAATGTACCGTGTAAATTACATTTTCTTTATCTTCAAATTCGATGTAAGCATTCATCTGTGGAATACTCCAAGTGTAAGTAATTGCCATTTATTTATTTTTTTGTTCTAATATTTCTATTCTTTTTATTGCTTCTTGCAGTGCGGCTGTTAAAAGCGGTACTAACTTAGCTTGATCAATACCTTGATAAACTTCGTTACCATCTTCGTCTATTTGATCTTTTTCACCAGATATAGCTTCTGGAACTATGTCTTGAGCTTCATGAGCTATAAACCCATCTACAGTTTGATCATCAGATATAAAATTAAATCTACACGGTTTTAAAAGCATTAGTCTATCTATTCCATTTGATATTGGAATAACATTTTCTTTTAATCTATAGTCTGAAGACGTATTAAAAGCTGTTGCAAAATTACTAACAGTTATAGATCCTCTTTCACTTGTGCTTGTTCCGGGACTGGCATAAAACCCAGCAATCTTATTAGGCGCACTACCTTGATTTGCTCTAGTAAGCCTTAATAAGTTAGAGCTTGAGCTACTTGTTGTTCCTTCTATTTCTAATAAACTAGCTGGTGATTCTAAGCCTATACCTATATTACCACTTTCTCTAAATGTTATTATAGGCGCGTCGTTTCTATCGGTAATATTAAAATTAATATTAGCATTATCGTATTGCAATGTCATTCTTTTAGCAGCGCTGCTGTTTTGCATTTCCATTATAACATTGTCTGCATTTCCTGCGGCTTCAACTACGATAGCGGCTTTACTGTTAGTCATGCCGTCAATATGAAGAAAACCATCTGGACTAGTAGTTCCTATACCTACGTCAGCATCACTAAAAACTATATGAGAACCGTCTCCAGTTATTTTAGCTCCATCTTGTATTTGTTGAGTATCTCCTAGCTCAAAACTACCATTATTAGGATTTGCTACAAATACATGGTCACCTCCATTAGTTACAACTATTCTACCTTCTACTTGTAGTTTAGCGCTAGGACTAGTAGTACCTATACCAACATTACCTGTATTTGTTATAGTCATCTTAGTAGTAAGAGAGTTAGATGTACTAGTAGCAAAAGTCATATTATGAGTACCATCAGCGCCGTTTCGTACTGTTCCTATAGCGCCAGCGGTAAAACCGTCAAAGCCATTACCACCCATTCTAAAAGTAATTTTAGGCCCAAAACCATTTGCAGCAGTTCCGCTAGTCATCATGCCGACATCTATTACAGAATATTGAGCATTTGTAAAACTACTATTATAGTAAAATTTAGCTACACCATCTGTACCTATAACTTGTAGTTTTCTACTAGGACTAGTTGTTCCAATACCTAATCCTGTACTAGTTAAGCGCATTCTTTCAGAATTGTCTGTAGCAAATTGTATGTAATCATTTGTTTCGTTACCAACAATTCTTACTCTACCCACATTAGCGTCTGTGCTAGCCCAAGTTAATTCCCTATTATTGTCAAGTCTTATATTACCTGCCGCTATATCTAATTTTTCTTGTGGATCACTAGTGCCTATACCAACATTACCATTACCTTTTAGCACTAAAATATTATCTGTAGTAGTACCTCTAAATACTAACAAATCATTACTAGTAGAACTATCTAAATCACTTTCAATTGTAAATCGTTTAGATTCATCTGATGCTCTAAAAGTAAGTCTTGGTTGATCAGCTGTTTGATCACCGCCTATTGAAATTTCTCCATCTACATCTAGTTTTGCTGTAGGACTAGTAGTTCCAATCCCGACGTTGCCTGCTGTTGTAATTCTAAACCTTTCAGTACCTTCTCCTTCAATAGTAAAATGATTATCATTAATAAGCTCCCAATCAGAGCCGCCTCTTCTTAAATGAAGTTTTGCTTGGTGAGTGCCAGCGTCTTCATGAATTTTAACTGCAACATCGCTACCATTATTATAAACCTCAAGCTTTTCAGTAGGACTAGTTGTTCCAACACCTACATTACCAGGATTTGAAAAATACGCATGAGTGGTATCACCGTTTAATACAAAATAAGTAGTTACTGATCCAGAACCGTTATCTGTTTTAAATATAATATCACCATCATCATTTTGGTTATCAATAATCAAATCACCTGTAATAGTCCTTAAATGCGTGTTAGTACCATCATGAAAAAATCTACCATCTGTTGCACCTCCAACATCTATTCTTACATTATCAACAGCTCGTAAGTTTTTATTAATAACAATAGTTTCACTACTACCACTAAACCTCATGTATTGAGTTACTCCACCGCTACCGTCGTCGCATTTAATAAAAATATCAGAGTCGTCTGCGTTTTGGGTAATTTCTAAATCGCCAGTATAATTTTCAATAGAAGATTTTGATCCATTATGATATATTTTTAGATCATCACTACTACCTAAAATAATTTCTATATTATCTCCGGCATTTACGTTATTTAAAAATTGTATTGCCATTTAATTTAATTTAATTTATTATTATCCTACGTATGTAAGTAATACTTGATAAGCTGAATCTGCAGGTGTTCCCACAAATGCTACACCTAAGTTAGCAGAGGATCTAGTTATATCTGCATAAACTGTTTGTCCTGCAGCTGTTATTACTTCGCATTTAGTATTTATAGCTGTAGAACCAGCGCCAAAAACAGAAGCATTAGAAACATCTACTGTGAAAGTTCTTATACCTCCAGAGTCTGCTTTTGATACATAAGCTAATCCGCTATTTAATACAATGTTTTTACCTAAAGCTCCAGTGTCTGTTGAAGCTATTGTAACTTCAGTTGCGCTGTTTCTAGTAAGAGTTATATTTGATCCAGCTGTTAACTGTACAACCGAGTTGTCTGTACCAGATGTAGATGTTAAATTTAAATCTACATTACTACCATCTTGTGTAGCGTTTAGGTCGTAGGTTTCATCAGTATTTGTAGTGTAAGAAGGAACATCCCAAGTATTATCTTTACTTAAAAATCTTGTTCCTGTATTAGAAGTTCCATCTACAGCAGTTAAATCTACGTCACCTATATCTACAGGACCTATAGCTACATTGTTTGTTGTTCCGTAAGCTACATAAGTACCGCCGTTGCTGTTACTAAAAGTTGTAACACCTTCGTCGCCTTGTACTATAACCCAATCATTAATATCAGATGTACCTTGTGCCGCGTCTAATTTAGCAATAACAGAATCACCAACATCTAATGTTACAGATCCGTAGAAACTACCAGCTGTTGTTACAACATAGTAATCACCAACCGATACTGCAACTCTTGAAGCCCCTGTTGTTAAGTTACCACCGCCATCTAAAGCACCTGTACCAGCATTGAAACCGTCTTTAAAAGTTAATCCCCCGGCAACTAAACTATCTACATATGCTTTTGAAGCCGCATCTGTATTAGCAGAAGGGGTTGTTGGTACAGTAACTTGTCCACCAAAGCTTGATTGACCAGTTCCAGAAACTGTTAATTCACCACCAACTGTAAGATCATCTACTATTGTTACATCATCTTCTAAATCAAAAGTTAACGTGTTATTGGTAGATCCAGTTACTTTTACAGTTGTACCAACTCCGTTTACATTTACTATATCAGTGCTGCTATCGCTTCCAGTTAAAACAATATCAGGATTAGCTCCGTTAGTTGTAGGTAATGTATATGTAGTGTTAGTGTTAGTAGGAAAAGTTACTGTTTGAATATCTACAGCTGTAACGTGACCAGTTGAGTTGGTTGTTATAGTGTTAACCAAGTCAACTGTACCGCCTGATCCTGGAGACGCAGATGAAGTTGTGTCTGATCTACTTGTAGAGTCGTGAGTAAGAGTTACTGTTCTTGTGCCTCCAACAGCACCTGATATGTAAGTTCCACCTACAACATCTACTGTTTCTCCGTTTGAAACTACTTGATCAGCACCAGTTGTAGAACCTATTTTCCACGTTGACATACCGCCTGCAGATCCACTTGCCGCGGCTGTAATTCTACCTTGAGCATCAACTGTAATATCGGCTAATGTGTAAGAGCCAGGAGTTACAGCTGTGTTGTCTAGGTTTATTGTAACTGTATCAGTTGCGCCTGCAACAGAAGATAAAGCAGTACCTCCAGCTATAGTAAGAGTATTACCATCATTAATAGTTTGACTACTACCAGAATCACCTGCAACATCAAAACTATAAGAAGCACCTATGTCTATCCAACCTGCACCTGTATATAATCTTACTACATCGCTTGCTGTGTTATAATATACTCTACCCTGAAATAAACCAGAACTAGGATCTGATGCTATATTTTCTAGTCTTAGTTTTTGTGATTGAGCACCTTCAGCGTACTCTACGTTGTTTACAAATAAAATTGCCATGTGTTATTAGTTTAAAAATGCCTTACCTGCGAAGCCGGCTCCAAATGTTATTGTTAAATTATTATTGTCTATATAGTCTACTTGACCTCCTAAAACAGAATTGTCTCCTGTATCTACTACAGATACTGATGGAAATTTTTCAAGATTGTGATTTATTGTCCAAGTTGCCGATGGCGATCCTTGGGTAAAATTAAATGTTTTATCTCCTACATCTTTTGATATAGTAAAAGCAGCGAAGTCGTAGTGTTTTTTTAAAACAGCTGTTCCATTTCCTGCTATATTTGTTAATACTAAATTATACAGAGTTGGGTTTACCTGTGTGTATGAATCTATAGTATAATGACCAAATTGGTCTATATTGTTTTGTTCGTTTATTAATATATTGTTTCCTACAAGGTACTGAACAAACGCTTTTGTGTTTTGACCAGATGAATCTATAGTAGATATACTAAGTGTAGTAAAACTATTCATAGCAGCTCCGTCTGCAGGGCCGCTAAATTCACCTGTGCTAGTTGGTGCTTCTACAAATTTAAACACCATTTGACCAGATATAGATATCTTACCTTTTATATTAAGATATTCTGCTACGGCTTTAGCTGTAAAGTTTCTGGTTAATCTATTACTACTCTCGGTTCCAATCCAAGCATCGTTATCTTCAACCTGTAAATCTCTTGGATACGAACTTATTCTTGCCATTTACTATGCGTATATTCTTATTTCTAAAAACCCTCTTTGTAAAACATCAACTAAGCTACCGTCTGCAGCATCTATGTATTCAAACTCTACGTAATTACCTGATAAATTAATTTCTTTTACTGTTATACATGCTGTTCCTGCTGAGGCTGGATTAGTTGTGGCTCCTTGATAATTAGAAACTACTATGTATGTGTTCGCTGTTAAAGTACCTCCGCTTGCGGTTAACCTGTATTTACCTGGGTCTTGTCTAGACCAAGTGAACGTCATGCCAGTTGTGTTTTGTAAAGCTGTGCCTTGAGGCGCGTCTGTGCTAGCTTGCGAAAATCTTTCAGCATATATTGTATAACCTAACTGAGATAAGTCACTTACTGCACCTAGTGAAAAGTTTCTTGTTTTAGGATCATCATTTGTGCCGTCTGCAGGCATAGATGTACCTAATAATAAATCAGCTCTTTTGGGTGTAGCTGTTGGGTATGAGTTTATATTTGCCATGCTATTTGTTTTGTGTAGCTGTATTAGTTAGTAAGTCGTAGTTATGAGTTAGTATCGATGCATCGCCACGGGTTAAAGCTCTGTCAGCTGCGCTCATGTTGTTTCTTTTATGGAATTTATCGGTAAAGGTGCCATTATGATTTAAAAACCCGTTTTTTTTCATTAGTTTTATAGCAAACTTCTTGTTTCCTCCAACTTGCGCTATTAATCTAGGAATAAGTTCTCCTGGAGCTGTAAATCGAGTTGTTTCCATATTACTATATACTTACATATAAAGCGAGAAACTTACAAAGTGTGACATTAGGGTACTACTTATATAACTTATAAGGCTTATGTCACTATATAAAACTAGGCCCCATAGCAAATAGAGAGGATTGGTGTTGAATTTTAGTAAAATTTTTTATATTTTTTTGTAAAGCCAGTTTTGTTTCCCGGTCCTACCCTGTTTTTTAGGATAATAATCATATTTTATTACGTTTTTGTTGATATTTCCCTAGGCTTTCACGTTTTCCCTAACTATTTAAGTTTTTTTTTACAAACAAAATACATTACATATTGGATAATAATAATGTAAATACTTAATAACTAATAATAATAATAACTATGCAAATTATCAATTCAAAAAGATTTGTTGTACGCAAATCACTAATCGGAAATCCTACAATCATACAAGTAACTTTCAAAAATGGTAAAACATACAAGTACAATCACGATAAAGTGTACGAGATAATGAAAGACAAACTAAATTCTATGAATTGTTTCGAGAAATATAAGTCTTACACTTCAACTACTAGTGTACCAGTAATCTTACGTGACAAAGTAGTACTATAATAGTATTACTTGTCATGACAGATTGTCACTGCGCAGTACATCTACAATAAATTAAACTAATAAACAATTAAACACCTATAAATAAAACTAATATGAGAAAATTCATTCACACTATTCTATTCAAAATCAAATCATTAAAAATAGAAATCGGTAAAGCTCCAAGTGAAACAACTTGGTAATTACAAACAAATTACAATATCCTTTGGATAATATAATAAAATACTAACTAATTAAAACTAAATACTATGTCTTCAAAATACTTAAATATATCTTTCAGAGTCTATGGCAAACACTTCAACTTGCTAACTAAAGAACAAAAAGATAAAGTCATTGAGATATACTATGACTTCTATTAAAAAACCGGAGTGAATGGCTCGCAGTAAATCGTGGCGTACTTAATATAGATGAAAAACTCTATAGCGTTAGTAGGTAAATCGCGCGCGTGTGTGAGAGAAGTTCGATTCTTCTACACTCCACTAATATTAAATAATATAACTATGCAAAAACTAGATAAAATAGCACAAGAAGTATTTGGTGAGTTCGGGTTCACTACGTGTACTTCAGATCAACAAGAAACAATATTAACTTATTACTCTAACTTTAAAAATCTATGCAATGAATAATAAAAAAGAATTTATGTTAGTGCCTTATGAGTCAAATGAATATGGCTTTACTTGTAAGTACTTTAACTTTCACCCTTACTATATTATGTCATTTTCAACTAAAACAGAAGATGAAATGAAGAGTAGAATATCTGATTATACTGCTAACAGAGTAAAATATGAGCGAAAGTTTAAATTACATACTAATGCAGCAGCGGAATTTTATCAAGAACTAAATTATAAAGGTGATTAACTATGCAATTTATACAAATAACTAATAATAAAGAGATAGATATGACTTCTCTTATACTAAAACAAATGAAAGGCGAGATAACTCGTGATGAAGTTTTACAAGTAATTAAAAATAATTATGAAGAAAAATAAAATACTAACTATTGCAGCAGTGTTTTTCACTGCAATATACTTAATCTTTATGTTTAATTATTTAAAATAATATGAAAAGAAAAAGAAAGTTTTCACACTATAAACTAAAACAAGTGCAAATTAGAGTAATTGAACAAGAGTATTATGATAAATTAAACTCTGATATAAATCAGTGGCAACAGAATTACAAACATAATACAATAACTATTGGATAATATAATAAAATTAAACTATGCAAAAAATAAAATTCTTACAAAACAATCAAATCTCACTTAATAATAAAATCTATCAAGGCTACAATATAGGTGAGTTACCAAATACTTTCGGCTTTACTTATAACGAAGAAGCAGATCAAGTTGGTATTAGCGAATGGTTTAACTACAAAGGTTTAACTTATGTCGCCAAGTAATATGAAAGAGCTGCTAATCTATGCAAAGCAGCAAAAGAAATTACGTGCAAGCGAGCATAGGCGCAAGCACGCCCACGATGGTCTGTGCAGTGGACTTAGTAGTGCTGAGTACAATCGAGTCAAGCATTCAC